GCCCTTCCTGATGCAGATCCCCGGCATCGACCCGGAGAAGATGGCGGAATACGCGCTTCGTCTGCTGGACGACAAGCTCGACATCGCCAGCTTCCTTAAGCCCGGGTTGCCGTCGATCACCGCCATGAACAGCCAGGCGCAGCCGCAGGCGCCGACCGGCGACCCGGCGACCGACCCGGGCGCGCAGGGCGGCCAAGGCGCGCAGAACGCGCCGGCTACCGACAAGCGGCCTGGCGGCGCGCAGCCTGCTTACGGCCCTTCGGGGAACGCCGTATAAAGATGTTGGATTTTGCGCCGGAACGCCGTAAACTTTCTGGCGCACTGTCACCAATAGCGTAGGAATGCCATGACCGTTCCCAGCGACACCCTGGAAGCACCCCGACCCGACGAGCCGGTGACGCCGGCTCCGGAGCAGGAGGTTTCCGCGGCGCCCGAGACGGCGCCGGAGGGCGGCGCTGCACCGCCTGGTGACGAATCGGCCGAACCCAAGAGTCTTCTTGATGCGGCGCTGAAGGCGCTGAAACAGGAGCCCGAAGGTCAGGCCGCGGCGGCGGAGCCCGCCGGCGATAAGGTCGAATCCCCGGCCGCGCAGACCCCGGAGCAGACGGACCACCAGGGCGACGCCCCGGATGGCGTGCCGATGCTGCCGGATGACGTGTTCAAGGCTCTCCCGAAGGAAGCCCGTGGCGCCATCAACACGCTGCGGACGACCGTTGCCCGACTGAAGCCGGACGCCGAGCGCGGCGCCGCGGTGGCGGATTTCATTCGCACCAGCGGCGTCACGCCGGAGGAATATCTTCAGCTTCAGGACGTCGGCGCGCTGCTGAAGCGCGACCCGATGGCCGCGCGAAAGGTTCTCGTCGACAAGCTCGCCGAGATCGACCGCGTCATGGGCGTCACGCTGCCCGACGATCTCCGCGAGGAAGTCGAGGATGGCTACATCACCGAGGAGCGAGCGCGCGAACTGTCGCAGACCCGCGCCCGTGCCGACCGCGCCGATGGCGCGATCCAGGCGCAGGCGGAGGACCGGCGGCTGTACGGCATTCTCTCCGGGGTGACGGAGTGGGAGACGGAGACACGTCGCGGGGACCCGGATTTCGACCGGAAGCTGCCGCATATTCAGGAACTCACGAAGGCCGCGGTCATCGCTGCCGGCGCTGCCGGCAAGCCGGTGTCGTCCGCGGCCGAAGCCGTCGAGATGGCGCGCCAGGCGTACTCCAAGGTGAATGCCTTGGTCACGACCATGGCGCCTTCCCGGTCGGCGACCCGTGCGGTTCCGAGTTCGGCGGCGTCCGCCCCCGCAGGCACGCCGGCGCCGAAGTCTCTGCTCGAGGCTGCGCGCGCAGGGCTGGCCCGCGCCGGGCGGTAATCCGCAACCCGCGCCAAGGCTGAACGACAATGGCACTCGCCGATTTCACCGCCGAAGAACTGAACAACATTACGAACAGCGTGCTCGACTTCTACATGAAGGGGCCCGCACTCGCGCAGACGCTGCAGGACCGTCCGTTCCTGAAGGCCCTGAAGTCCGGGCAGTCGACCTTCCCGGGCGGCAAGGAGATGATCCGCGGCAACGTGAAGGGCGACTACACGACGACCTTCATGGGCTACAGCTACGACGACCAGGTCGAGTACGTGAACCCGACCAACATCCGCCAGTTCGCGTGGCCCTGGTGGGAGATCCACGCCGGTATCTCGGTGACGCACACCGAGCTGAAGCACGCCGGCATCACCGTGAACGAGTCCGGCGCGAAGCAGACGACCAGCACGAAGCCCGAAGCGGCGATGGTGCAGATCACCAACATCCTCGAGGACAAGCTGGACGACATGGCGGAGGGCGCGGCCCGCTCCATGAATCTGCTCTGCGTCCGCGACGGCACGCAGTCGGCGAAGGTGTTCCCGGGCCTGCGCGCGATCGTGCGCGACAACCCGACCACCGGCATCGTCGGCGGCATCGACTCCGCGACGTCGACCTGGTGGCGCAACCGCGCGCGCACCGCGGCCAGCGGCGGCGTGATCGCGTCCGACCCGACCAACCAGACGCTCACGCGCACCCTGCGCAGCGAGCTCCGGCAGCTTCGCCGCTACGGCGGGCGGCCGAACTTGGTGCTCTGCGGCAGCGGGTTCCTCGAGAAGCTCGAGAACGAAGTCCAGGCGAAGGGCATCTACACGCAGGAAGGCTTCGTCAACGAGGGCAAGACCGACGTCGGCATGGCCGCGATCTCGCTGCGCGGCCTCGGCCGGTTCGAGTACGAGCCGACCTTCGACGACGAGGGCATGACGAACTACTGCTACATGCTCGACACCCGTCACCTGATGCTGAAGGTGATGGACGGCGAGGACATGAAGGTCGCCGCGCCGGCTCGCCCCGAGAACCGCTACGTCATGTACCGCGCCATCACCTGGACCGGGACCATGATGGCGCGGAAGCTGAACTGCCACGGCGTCTACGTGGCCTCGTAAGGGAGAATCGCGATGTCCTTCCGCACCATCCAGGCGGTTCTCGCCTCCGCCGTCGCCAATGGCGGCACCTTCACCGTCAGCTACCCGCCCGGCACCAGCCGGTCGACGTTCCTGCGGGCGAATCGCCACGTCATCCGGGCGAACAACGCGACCTACGTCTCGCCGACGAACTTCACGGTGTCGCTCGGCGCCAGCGTCGCTACGATCACCTGGAACGTGGCGACCACGCTGCCGGCCGGTAGCGCGGTGGCGGTGCAGCTCGACGCCGCCGGGCCCGAGACGTACCGCGAGATGCCGCCGCTGCGGCGTCCTCGGGCGAACGTCTCGGACATGTTCGTGCGCCTGGTGAACCTCGGCAACCCGGCGGCCGGTTCCTCGACCGCGATTGCCGCGTCGCAGGGTGTCGGCGCCGGCGCGGCGGCGGTGCTGACCGCGGCGCCCTACGCCATGGACTTCGCCCGCAACGTGGTGGCGGCCTGGACCGGAACCTCGGTGCTGACCGTCACCGGCCTCGACGTCTACGGCAACGTGATGGTCGAGTCCTCGGCGTCCGGTACCAGCATGACCGGCGCCAAGGCGTTCGCTTCCGTAACCAGCGCCGTTTTCTCGGCGGCGGTGACGGCGGCGACCATCGGCACCGGCAACGTGCTCGGCATCCCGATCTACCTGCAGAACGCGCAGTCGGTGCTGCGGGAGTTCCAGGACGCGGCGGCGCCGACCGCCGGCACCCTCGTTGCCGGGCTTTCGGTCGGGACGCGGTCGACCGCCACCACGGCGGACGTGCGCGGTACCTACACGCCGAACGCGACGCCGAACGGCAGCATCGTGTTCGAGCTGCTGATCGCCACCCCGGACCCGAACTTTTTCGGCAATCCGCAGTTCGCCGGTTGATAGCCGGTAGTCGAGACGGGGCCGCTTTCGGGCGGCCCCGCTCTTTCCCCGCAGGAGCAGAACCATGGAACTCGCATCCGCCGTTGTCCGCCACGCCGGCAACCTGGGCATGACCATCCACAGGGAGAAGCTGACCCCGGCGGACCTGATGCTGCTCCGCTACATCCACGGCAACGACGCCGTGCTGCAGATCACCGTGACCCACACGAACGCGAAGCGCGACATGGCCAAGGAGGTCGAGCGGCTGCGCGAGTTCTACGGCACGAAGGCGTTCGAGACGGTATTTCCCGGTGTGTCGCCGGTGCTGCCGGTGACGCTCGAGCAGGCCGGCGTCAAGCCGCCCGCCGAGGAAGACGCGCCGGAGATCGACGAGGATGACGGCGCCCCCGTGGTGGGCCTGCCGCCGCCGGCCGAAGCCGTCGACCGCGCACGGGCTGCGCGCCGCGCCGCCACGATGCCGACCGCGCGCGACCTGGTCGGCTGACCCGCCGTGCCGACCGGCGTCCCCCTCGGCAGCCTGGTCGTGCAGCTTCGCTCGCGCATGCTGCAGTCGGTGAACCCGGCGCACAGCGTCAACACGCTGCCGCAGTACCGCGAGATCCTGGAAAGCCAGCAGCGCCAGCTCTGGCTCGAGCACGCCTGGACGCACCTCCGGGTCGACCGCGACACCCCGCTGCTCGCCGGCGAGCGGTACTACGACTGGCCCGACGATCTCGACATCAACCGGGTCGAGGATGTCTGGTCGATCTACAACAACCGCTGGCATCGGCTGCGGCGCGGCATCAGCCCGGACCAATACAACGGCTTCGACAGTGACCGCGATGTGCGCGCCGACCCGGCCGCGCGCTGGGCGCCCTACGGCACGAATCAGGTCGAGTTCTGGCCGATCCCGGTATCGGACGGGCTGCAGACGGCTCGCATGCGCGGGATCAAGAACCTCGCTCCGCTGGTCGACGACGCCGATCTCTGCGACATCGACTCCGACCTGATCGTGCTCACGACCGCCGCCGAACTGCTGGCGGAGATGAAGTCGGCTCGCGCCGGGCTGGTCGCGGCCAAGGCGCAGTCGCTCTACAACCGGCTGAAGCAGCGCGGCGAGTCGAACGACGACGGCCCGGAGGACGGCGTTATCAACCTCGGCATGCCGCGGCCGCACCGCGATCGCGGCCGCCGCCCGCCGCCGCTGGTTGCTGTTGATCGCGGAGGCGGAGGCGCGGGGGTGGGGGGCGCGGCCGGCGGCCGGCTCGACATTGACTTCGTGCTCGACGCCAGCGTGCTTGCGTGACCACCTTCGAGATCCAGGACTTCCGCGCCGGGCTCGATACCCGGCGCAACATCGTGAAGGGCGCGCCGGGATCGTTGCGCGTGCTGCGGAACGCGCATATCACGCGCGGCGGCGAGATCGAGAAGCGCAAGGCGTTCTCCCCCTTCTGCGAACTGCCGGGGAGCACCTTCGGCCTGGCGGCCGTGAACGGGCAGAAGTACGTTTTCGGCTCGGCCGCCAGCATGTCGGTGCCACCGGGCGTGGCCTACCAGCGGCTTCCGGCGCCGGCTGGCCGCACGATGACAGGCGTGCTCTCGGTTGCGCTGTCCGCCGGCAAGCTGTTCGTGATCGCGGCCTATGACGATGGCAGCACGCGCCAGTTCTACGACGGCGCCCAGGTCACGAACTACTCGATCAATCCGGACATCCAGAACGCGCGGATCGCGCTCGCGTACAAGAACCAGATGACGCTTCTGTCCGGCAACGTGCTCGCCCGGTCGAAGATCGCGGACCCGGTCGGCTTCAACATCGGCGACACCGGCGCGGCCTTCTATGACCTGTCGACGCAGACGAACGGCAGCGAGGCGCTGACCGGCGTCGCAGAGTACCAGCAGAACCTCGCCGTCTTCAGCCGGCGCACGATCCAGGTGTGGGCGTTCTCCGCCGACCCCGCAGCCGCCGCCAAGGCGCAGACCTTGACCCGCATCGGCACCACGTCGCCGCGCAGCGTCGTCTCGGTCGGCGGCGCCGATGTCTTCTTCCTGGCCGACAGCGGCGTCCGCTCGCTGCGAGTGCGGGACTCGAACGGGAACGCCGCGGTGCAGGACGTCGGGACACCGATCGACGACACGTTGGTTTCGTTGCTGCGGACGATGACGCCGGCGCAGTTCGAGGGCGTCTTCGCCGAGCTCGAACCAGGCTCCGGTCGGTACTGGATCACGCTGGCCGGCGCGACCTTCGTCTATAGCGGGTTCCCGTCCGCGGGCATCACGGCCTGGTCGACCTACGATCTGCCGCCGGGCGCGACCGATATGGTCGTGGTCGACGATCGGGTCTTCGTGCGCGCCGGCGACGCGATCTATCTCTACGGCGGCGCCGATAACAATCAGTACGACGCGACGCCGGCCGAGGTCGAGATACCCTACGTCGACGGTCGCGGCATTACGACCTGGAAGCAGTGGCAGGGCATCGACATCGCGGCCGAAGGGACGTGGCAGGTATACGCCTCCTACAACCCGCTGCAGCCCGACCGCGAGGATCTGCTGGCGACGCTGACCGGCAGCAGCTTCTTCGATCTTGACCACGCCGTTGCCGGCATCGGGCCGTTCGTGAAGCTGCGCCTGGTGTCGGTCGGCAGCGGTCCGGCGAAGCTGGCGAGCATCGCGCTCCGGTACGTCGCCGCCAGCATGGGCCGATGATCGCGCGGCCGCTGACCCACGCCGGCGCGCTGCACGTCGTCGCCCACGTGAGGGCCGACGATCTGGCCGAGGTGCTGGCGACGCGCTGGTCCGACGACCGGCTCGACCTGGCCGAGTCCTTCCTGCGGGCCGGGCCCTACGCCTGGGAGTGCGGGCTGACCGAGGCCGAGCCGATCGCCTGCGTCGGCGCGCTCGAGATATGGCCCGGGGTGTGGCAGGCGTGGATGGTGGCGACCGACGCTTTCGACAAGATCGGATTTCAGCTGACACGCTTCGTCCGGCGGACTATAATGCCGATCGTTACGACCGCGGGCGCACATCGCGTCCAGGCTCACTCCGCGGAGACGCATGCCGTGGCGCATCGCTGGCTGGAATCCCTTGGCGCCAAGTACGAAGCCCCCGTGCCCGCCTTCGGCCGGAACGGCGAGGACTTCCGCTGCTACGCCTGGACGGCACCGAAATGTGCGGGTTGAATCGCGGCGCCGGCGCGGCGAGCGCAGCGGCCAACCAAGCCGCCGAGGCCGAGGCCGCGCGCCAGCGGAACATCAACGCCGGCATGCAGACGATCGACCAGACCTTCTCGCAATACGGCGACGACTTCTTCAAGGGTGTGGCGAACGACTACACGAACTTCGCGCTGCCGCAGCTCGACGACCAGTACAACGAGGCGCGGAAGACCCTCGCTTACAAGCTGGCCGACGCCGGGACGTCGAACTCGAGCGCGGCCGGCGACCAGCTCGCTCGGCTCGAGCGCACCTACGGCGGCCAGAAGCTGCAGGTGCTCGACGACGCGCAGAGCTACGCCGGCCAGGTCCGCAGCAACCTGAACAGCGCCCGCGCCGGCGTGACGTCCGACCTGCTCTCCGGCGGCAGCGCGGCGCAGGCGCAGGCCGCCGCCGCTCGGGCGGCGCAGTCCTCGGCCGCGACGCCGCAGTTCTCGCCGCTGGCGCAGATTTTCCAGAACGTCGGCAGCGCGGTCGGCACCGCGAAGGCGGCGAACCAGAACGAGCGGATTCTGTCGCAGGCGCCGATCTACAAGGTTGGTGCCGGTAGCTCCGGCAGGGTCGTCGGCTGATGTGCGATCCGGTGACAGGACTCGCGCTGGCTGGCTCCGCGGCGGCGAGCGGGCTGCAGATCGCCGGGCAGCAGCAGGCGCAGCGCGCCCAGGTCAACGCCGCTCGGCAGTCGGTCCAGCAGCAGCAGGCGCATCAGCAGGAAGGCATCGACGCCGCGCGCGGCGAAATCGCGGCCTACGATCCTTCGACGCTTCGGAGTTCCGCCGACAGCGCGACCGAGCGGCGCACCGCCTACTACGCGCCCAGCGTCGTGTCGCAGCCCGGCGGCGCGCCGCTGGCCGGCATGACGACGTCGGCGACGCAGAACTACCTCGACGCGCTGCGGAGTCGGCACGCCGCTTTTCAGACGCAGCAGGCCGGCGCGAAGGCGCGGATGGGCGGGCTCGCGGATGCCTTCGTGACCGCAGGCCAGGCGCAGCAGCGCGGCGGCGAGCGGATCGCGCGGGCGGGGAACTTCGCCGCCGGGGATCTCTCGACGTTGCAGCCGAAGATGAACGCAGCGGCCTACCAGGGGCGGGGCTTGCGCAACGCCGGCGACATGCTGGGGCTCGCGTCGGTGATGGCGCCGGCAGCGGCCGGCGGCTTTGGCGGCGCCCCCGGTGTCGAGAGCCAGGGCTTCAACATGCGCTCCTGGGGCAACGTGTTCGGCGGCGGTGGCATGAAGGGGGCGGCCTGATGCAGAGCCCGTTCTTCACCGGCGGCGCGGGCGGGCTCGGGCTGGGTCCGGGCTTCGGCTCGCTGGCGAAGGCGTTCATCCCCGAGCCGGTCGACACCGCCCGGATCGTCGCCGCGCAGGCGTCGGCCGGCTACGACAACGCGCGGACCGGCGAGATCGGCGCTCGGCGGAGCGCCTTCAACGCGCTCGGCGACCGGCTTCAGCAGGGCGGCGTCTCGCCGGACGTGCTGCGCGGGATCATCGCCGAGGCGGCGCGCACCGGCGATACCGGGGCGCTGGCGAACGCCGATCAGATTCTCCGCGCCTATGGCTTCAGCCAGCCCGGCACGACGCAGGCCCAGCGCGACCAGCTTTTCATGGGCGCCGGCGGCAGCGCCGACAATACCGAGACGGGCCGCGACATGCGGAACCAGACGGTGCGCCGCGGCCAGGACATCGACAGCGGCGATCGCCGGTTCGGTATCACGACCCGGGACGCCACGGATCGGTTCGGCATCACGACCCGGGACGCGACCGATCGATTCGGGATCACGGAGCGTGAGGCCGGCGCCGATCGGCGCTTCACCGTCAACGTGCCGGCGGGCCAGGATGTCTACGTGCCCGGGAACTCGCCGGTGGCGCCGCGGCGTGGCGCCGGCCTGGATACGATCGTGCCGGTCCCCGAGCAGCGCCGCGGCCCGAACGGCGCGGGTAACGTGCCCGACACCGCGACGCGGGATCTCAATGCGGCGTTCGCCCGCCGCCGCGAAGAGATCATGAACAACCCGAACATGACGCCGCGCGAGCAGGCGTCGGCGCTGGACGCGGTATCGAAGGCGCATCACGACGCGCTGAAGCGGCTGCGCATCGGCGATGGGCGCCTGACGGTTCCGGTCGATGAGGCCGGTGGTCCTGCGCGGCTGCGCGGCCAGCCGACGCGCGACACCACGATCGCGGACGAGATCCGGCCCTATATTCAGGGCGGCCGCCCCGACGACGCGCCCGGCGCGCAGGACCGCCGCCAGGAGATCGTCGCGCCGACGCCGGCAGCGGCGGAGACG